CGACCAAGGCACCTCAACAAGCTGTTGACGTTGGAGCAGTAGAAGAAGTATCGGGTTTTGCTCAAATAGAAAGAGACGAATCTTTTGCTGTAATTCAAGACTTTGTTGTGCAATCGTACGACAAAGCACAAACCGAAGCAGGTCGCATGGGTATACGCTTCGTAGACGATACAACCATTAAGATTACTGAGAACTCTATGGTCATCATAGACGAGTTTGTCTTTGATCCAGATCCTTCTAAATCAAAATTAGCAGTTAACTTCTTAAAAGGTACAGCTCGTTTCACCACTGGACTTACTGGCAAAGTGGCTAAAGAGAACATGGTGTTGCGAACCAACTCTGCTACTGTAGGTATCCGAGGCACAGACTTTAGCGTTACTGTAAATCCAGATACTTCAGAGTCTTTGTTTATATTGTTGCCAGATCAAGACGGTGCACCATCGGGTGAGATATCGGTAACAACCGACATGGGCACGGTTGTTCTAAACCAAGCCTTTCAAGCTACCACCACTACTACATTAGAAAGCGCACCTAGTGAACCAGTGATACTAGACCTGTCGTTAGATTTTATTGACAACATGCTCATCGTAACGCCACCCAAACGCTCTAGATCTTTTGACGAAGAACAAGGAACTAAAGACACCGCAGATCCAATACTGGACTTCAACGAGCTAGACATAGACTATCTAGCAGAAGAAAACTTAGGCGAAGAGGGACTAGAGTTTACCGAGCTAGACTACGATGCACTAAACGTAAATTTCTTAGAAGATCTGTTAGATATCATCAGCGAACTAGATAAAATAGACGATGAAGACCGATTAGCACAAGAAGCAACCACAACGAGTATAAAAGGCACGGCGGTAGGACAAGATACAAAAACACAAATAACTACAATAGTTACTGGAGAAAAGATAAAATTAAGCAGAGCTGTAGGATCAACTGCTTCAATTAACATAGATAGTAGCAACAGCTACACCGTTGTATTAGAACAAGACGGTGTGATGAACGAAGTTAAAGTCAACGGCGGTAGCGATTCAACCATCGTCATTAGACAGGGGAATGGTTAATCGGTATTATTTGCTGATAATTAAAAAGATATTTTATGCCTTTACAAAAAAATACATTTGTCCCTGGTATAAACAGAGAAGGCACCGCTTACGATAACGAGGGCGGCTGGTTTGACTGTAATTTAATTAGATTTCGTGCGGGCAGGCCAGAGAAGTTTGGTGGTTGGGGAAAGCTTTTAAGTGCCACATATCAAGGAACAGCTAGAGCACTGCACAATTTTATATCTCTAGCGGGCACTAAATACTTAGGTATAGGCACACATTTAAAATATTATATTGTAGAAAACAACGCTTCTTACAATGATATAACCCCTATACGAAATACCACATCGGCAAACGAAATAACGTTTAGCGCTTTAAACAAACTTAATTTTAGTAGTAAATCACAAGCAAATTTAAGAGTTGCAGAAACTTTAACTGGCGGTTCTTCTGGCGCTACCGCTGTTTTAATACAGCAAGATAACGATAGTTCTGAAATTTTAGTAAAACTTACTAGCGCCAGCGGGAACTTTACAAGTGGAGAAACTTTAACGGGGGGAACTAGTGGCGCTACAGTAGTTTTATCTTCTACTGCTTCTTTATCATCGAAAGTGGCTATTACAGATACTTCTCATGGAGCAATATTAAATGATTTTGTAACTTTTTCTGGAGCAATATCACTAGGGGGGAATATAACTGACACTGTTCTTAATCAAGAATATCAAGTTGCAAAAATAGTTGACGGTAATACATATTTAATAAACGCAGTTGATACCTCCGGCAGCTCGGTTACGGCTTCTGCAAGCGATACGGGCACAGGTCAAGGAGCAGTAATTGGTAACTATCAAATAAATGTTGGAGAAGACGTATATATTTCATCAACAGGTTGGGGAGCAAACAGCTGGGGAGCTGGAGGTTGGGGTTCAACCACTCCTTTATCTGCATCAAATCAACTTAGAATTTGGACACATGATAACTATGGAGAAGATTTAATATTAAATGTTAGAGGTGGCGGTGTTTATAGGTGGGTAGAGGATGATGGCACAGGGACAAGAGCGACAGCTTTATCATCAGCCACTGGAGCTAATCAAGTTCCAACAGCGGCTCTTCAAGTATTAACATCTGAGGTTGATAGGCATTTAATAGTTTTAGGTGCGGATCCACTTAACACCAGTAACGTTAGAACGGGGACAGTTGATCCAATGTTGGTTGCGTTTAGTGATCAAGAGAATCCATTAGACTTTGAAACAAAAGCAACTAACTCTGCTGGAGAGTTAAGACTATCATCTGGTTCTTTAATCGTAGGAGCTGTTAAGTCTAGGCAAGAAACAGTTATCTTTACTGATACATCTGTTTACAGTATGCAGTTTATAGGGCCGCCGTTTACTTTTGGTCTTAACTTAATAAACGAATCAACTGGTTTGATAGGTCCCAAAGCAGCCGTGACAGCACCTAACGGTGTGTATTACATGAGTTACGATTCTTTTTATGTATACAGTGGTAGTGTGCAACAAATACCGTGCACGGTTAGAAACTATGTGTTCAGTGACATAAATCAATCTCAAGCATACAAAATAAATGCATTTACTAACAACAAACACTCTGAGGTTGGTTGGTTCTATCCGTCAGCTAGTTCTACTGAAATAGATAGGTATGTAATTTATAACTACGCAGAGAGCGTTTGGTATTACGGACAACTATCAAGAACTGCTTGGTTAGACTCAAACATAGAAAGTTATCCACAAGCTGTATCTGGAGGATACTTATACGAGCACGAAAAAGGTTTTGATAACGATGGCTCTGAGATGACTAATGTATTTATAGAATCCTCCGACTTTGATATAGGCGATGGCGATAGTTTTTCTTTTTTACGAAGACTTATACCCGATATAAAATTTTTAGACGATGATGCTAGTTCTAACGTAAACATAGTTACTAAAACAAGAAACTTCCCTGGAGACTCTTTGAGTACAGACAGCACTTCTCTTATTACGCCATCAACTCAACAAAGTCACATCAGAGCTAGAGGTAGACAAGCTGTTGTACGCATTTCATCTAACGATGGAAATAGTGGAAACGTTGGTGTTGGTTGGCGTCTTGGAGCTATTAGATACGATATAAGGCCAGACGGTAGAAGATAATGTCTAAACTGCTACCAACCAGACTGCCAGTAGCAACCACTGAAATTAGCGTTGATTTATACAATCGATTAATAAGAATATTAGAGCTTAACTTAGGTGAGTTTGATCCTAGCAATACAGATCAGTTCACTACAACTCAACGTGACTCCTCTTTGTTTAATCCAGGTAGTATTATATGGAATACAACGGTTGATAAATTACAAGTATGGACTGGATTTGGTTGGTATAATATTGATGCACAACCAGAAGAAGAACAAGGTCTAAAAGGCACTGCTTCTGTTGGCGAGGTTTTCGTACAAACCAGTAAAGGTACGCAAGTTTATTTGTAATATGGCAATAACAAGATCACAAATGGCTAAGACTACTAGAAAAAAAGGCAAGATGCCGCCTAGAAATAAAAAGAACTTCCGACCAACTAAGTCGGGAGCTGGCATGACTAAGGCTGGTGTTAAGGCTTATCGTAAGTTAAATCCTGGTAGTAAGTTAAAAACTGCTGTTACGGGGAAAGTCAAGAAAGGTAGTAAAGCAGCGAAGAGACGTAAATCTTTTTGCGCTAGATCTGCTGGACAAATGAAGAAGTTTCCTAAAGCAGCAAAAAATCCTAATTCTAGGTTGAGACAAGCAAGAAAAAGATGGAAGTGTTAAATGGCAGTTAAAAAAAATGCAAAAAAAACTGTAAGAAAAGTAGTTAAAGGTTTGAGAAAAGCAAGTAAGTTACATGCAAAACAAGCCAAAAGTTTAACTGCTTTAAAACTAAAAAAAGGTGGCACCGCAACTAAAAAGAAAAAAGGTGCAACGCCGACTAACCCGTCCTTGTACGCAAGAGTAAAAGCAGAAGCTAAGAAAAAATTTAAGGTTTATCCTAGCGCGTATGCTAATGCTTGGTTAGTTAGAACTTATAAAAAACGCGGCGGCGGATACAGATAAAACTTTACATAACTCAATAACATGAGTCAGTTTAATAAGTTTTATTACAAACCTTTGCCTAATTTTTTAGAAGTTGGCAAAAGCGATATCGAAGGATTTGGTGTGTTTGCTAAAGAGTATATAGAAGAAGACTACGACTTAGGTATGACGCACATAAAAGTTCCCATATTAAACGGTTACATAAGAACCCCTCTTGGTGGTTTTGTAAATCACTCTGAAGATCCTAATTGCGAACTAGAGGAAAGATTAGATTGGGATGATTACAGAATATATAATTTAGTAACCTTGAGAGATATATTAGAAGGCGAAGAACTAACATTAAATTATCACATTGACGAATAGAAAAAGAAAAGATCCTAAAAAAGGAACTGGCAAGAAGCCAAAGGGTAGCGGTAGACGTCTTTATACAGACGAGAATCCCAAAGATACCGTACGCATAAAGTACGCCACGCCAGCTGACGCTAGAGCAACCGTAGCCAAAGTTAAGAAAATTAGAAAACCTTTCGCTAGAAAGATACAAATACTCACTGTCATGGAACAGCGAGCAAAAGTTGCAGGAAAGAAAGAACAAGCTAAAATAGCAAAAGCTGGTAAACAAGCAATTAGGAAAAAACATGGCAAAGCCTAAAGGCGGATTAACAGAGTGGTTTGGCAAAGGTCCCAAAGGAGATTGGGTTGATATCGGTGCGCCAAAAAAGAAAGGTAAGTTTCAAGCTTGTGGACGCAAATCTGCATCTAAAAGCAAGAGAAAATATCCTAAGTGCGTACCGAGATCAAAAGCAAAATCTATGACTAAAAGCCAAATAAGATCTGCGGTATCTAGAAAAAGAGCAGCTGGCAATCCAGGGGGCAAACCCACTAACGTCAAGACTATTGTTAAGAAAAAAGAAGGCGGCATAGTAACTAAATTAAACAGAGGTTGCGGAGCTGTTATGCCTAACAGAAGAAAACGAACAAGCTATTCTTAATGAGTAAGATATTGTTAGGAGTTATAGGAGCACTGCTATTAGCTTTATCTTTTTTATGGATACAAAACTCAAGACTATCTTCTCTTAACCAAGCTTTTGAGTTAAGAGATCAAGAGCAAAAAGCTGCGATAGAATCTTTGCAATCTGATTTTAAAGTGCAGACCGAAGGGCTACTAGCCATACAATCGCGTAACCAAGAAATAGAAGCAGAGATGTCTAGATACTTAGATATCTTCAAACGACACAATCTAAGTAAGCTAGCCGCAGCTAAACCCGGACTTATAGAAACCAGAGTAAACAATGGCACTAAAGATGTATTCGACAGTATTGAAGCAGACAGCCGTAGCATTGATCGTCTTGATGACGGTCTACAGTTGCAGTCTGATTCCTAAGAAAGTAGACGTTATATCTAAACCGTTAGATAGGCAGATAGCGCAGCCTATGTTGCCTAGAGGCATAGATTTAAAAGAGCCGTATTGGTATGTAGTGTCCGAAAAGAACATTGATGAGTTCTTAGATAGACTAAAAAAAGAAGAAGGCAGAATTGTTTTTGTCGCTATGTCTATACCAGACTACGAACTCATGTCTTACAATATGCAAGAACTCAAACGTTATATTAATGAACTTAAAGAAGTTGTTGTGTATTACAGAAAAGTAACGACTAAGGAGACAGAATGAAGACATCGCAAGAAGGTATAGATCTAATAAAACACTTCGAAGGCTGTGAGTTGGAAAGCTATCGTTGTTCTGCTAACGTTCTCACCATAGGTTATGGCACCACTAAAAATGTGGTTGAAGGCATGAAGATAACGCAAAACCAAGCAGAAGAAATGTTAATGAAAGACCTAGAAGAGTTTGAAGAATACGTTGAGGATCTGATAGATGTTAAATTAGAGCAACATCAGTTTGATGCTTTAGTGGCTTGGACATATAACTTAGGACCCACTAATTTAAAGACATCTACGTTAAGAAAGGTTTTAAACAAGGGGGCATACGATGATGTGCCAGAACAAATAAAACGTTGGAACAAAGCAGGCGGTCAAGTTTTGAAAGGATTAGTGCGCAGAAGAGATGCTGAAGCACTACTATTCGAAGGTAAAAAATGGCATACTGTTTAGTTATAACTCTAATGGTATAATTTTGCTGTGAAAGATATACAAGATAATCAAAAGGGACTCATGGCTTTAGCAAAAGAAAAGCCTAGTGTCGTTAAGAAAATGGGATATGACCCAGAGAGTTTTGCCGCTGGTGGCATAGCCATGCTACAAGCTGGAAGCGGTATGTTCATGAACCCAATAGGGGACATGGGTTTAGATCCTGACGAAGCCATAGAAGAGTTTCTTAAAAGACAAGAGACAGAAGACGGCATAAAAAGCATGGCTGACCAAATTAAAGAAAGCATAGAAACTCCTATGGAAGAAGGAGACATTGACTATTTCATAGAAAAGTTAAGAAAAGGAGAACCGTTTGATGATCCAGACGATCCATTCAAAGTAAAAGAAAGCATGGACAGAATGGGATCTTTAAGCACGCCTGAAGATGTCATGGACATAGTGCCAACAAGACAAGAGGGTCCTTCTGAACTTAAAAGCCCTTTAATGGAGAATAATCCGACAGCAAGAACAATGGTAGCAAGAGGAGGTATAGGACCTTTAGTTCAGCCAAACTTACCAGAAATAAGAAGAATGTCTGAAGGAGGAGATGCTTTTGCTACAGAATTAGATAAGTTAAGAACTTTACTTGAAAGTGCAGGTTTATCAGAAGAAGAAATAAAACAACAATTAGCAGCTGCAAGTTTATTTGCTGAGCAAGAAACAACGCCTGGTTCTGCTGTTTACATACCAACAGACTCTCCTTTAAAAGCTGTATACAGACCGTACTATTCTGAGGTCACAAAACAATATAATTTAGACAGACCGATAGATCCACAAACTGGAAAGCCCATTCCGTTTAATCCTTTATTAGGCCCATCGGCTAGTGCTGTTGATTTTAATTTAACACCGCAAAGATTAGCTGGAGTTGAGTACGCTAACGCACTCATGCCCGCAAAGACTCAAGGCATAGGTCCGTTAGCAAAAGATATAGGTCCTGTTAGTCCACCTGCTCAAGCGAAACCTATTGGAGCTCCTCAAGCTCCTCAACAACCAATAAACAACATACCATTAGATGTCATTGAGGAAATTAGAAACAGACCTAAAATGAATCTTGCGATGATGGCTGAAGGTGGCATGACAATGGACGGACAATACTTCCCAGATTTAGACGATTTAATTACAGGCCCTGGCGGTGAGCGTGACGATAAAATTCCAGCTATGTTAAGCGACGGTGAATTTGTAACCAATGCAAGAGCCGTTCGAGGTATAGGAGCATTGGCTGGAGCACCAATGAATGATCCATTTGCACAAAGAATGGAAGGGGCAAAACAAATGTACGCTATGCAAAAAGCTGCTGAAGACTACATGAAGAGGATGAGATGAGCTTTCAATTAGGAGACGTTTTAAGGGGAATATTTAAATCTCCTACAAAAGAAATAGAAGCAAAAACAACAGAGCTTCCACAAACAGGTTATTCTTTCGTATCTCCTTACGCAGAAGACTACAGTAGACGTCTTCTATCTGCTTACTTTGGCGATCCTCTTAGAGGCATTCAAGGCTTAATATCTCAGCCTAGAGATATACCCATCGAAGGCACAGCTGGTTTAGATCCATTAGAAACAAGAGCAAGAGAACTTGCTGGTCAACTAGGCGAGTTTAGAGGTTTTGTGCCAGAGGCAGCAGATTTAATTAGAGAAGAAGCGCAAACAGGCAGAGAGGGAATAGATATAACTAGATCTGGTATTGGTCTGTTAGGCGAACAAGCTGGAGCCACAAGAGCTGGACTGGATCAACTAAGAGAAGCTAGTCAACTCGCTAGGGATCCTAGTGCTGGCATATCGCAATTTATGAATCCGTTTGAAGATCAAGTTGTTCAACAAGCGATAAAAGACATAACCAAACAATCTGACATTCAAGGTGTTGCGGACAGAGCTAAAGCTGTTGAAGCTGGAGCATTTGGTGGCAGTAGAGGAAGATTACAAGAATCGGAAAGAGAACAAGCTCTAGGCAGAGGGCTATTAGAATCAATAGGTAATTTAAGAAGCCAAGGGTTCGAAGGAGCTAGAGAAGCAGCTGCTAGACAAGTTTCTCAGATCGGCGATTTAGGTCAAGCTATGGGCGGACTAGGAGCAAACCTTGGTTCTGCTGGATTAGCTTTTGGAACAGTTGGTCAAGGAATAGGATCGTTAGGACAACAAATAGGTGGTGCTGGTCAATCATTAGCTGGTATAGGTAAGTTAGGACAAACCATGTTAGGCACTCAAGTGGGCACTCTAGAAAGACTAGGTGCTACTGGTAGAGGTATAGATCAAGCTGGATTAACTAGAAGATTCAGAGCAGCAGATGTCTTAGCTGATGAGCCGTTTGCTAGATTACAACGAGGTCAACAACTGTTAGCTGGTATGCCAATCGGTGGTATATCTGGTGGTACAGGATCTCAACTTTATCAACCGCAAACTTTCCAAATGCCAAGTCCTATATCGCAAGCAGCTGGTTTAGCTGCTCAAGGTGTAGGTATGGCTGGTGCAGCGGGAGCTTTTGGATCAGACATAGAACTAAAAGAAAACATAAGAAGAGTCGGCGATTACGACGACGAACTAGGTTGGTATGAGTGGGACTGGAACGAGGAAGCTAAAAACTTAGGTATAGACGCAGAGCCTACAGCTGGTTTCTTAGCACAAGAAGTATTAGAAGTTGATCCGCATGCCGTAACAGTTAAAGATGGTTACTACGCAGTTGACTACGGAAGGTTGATGTCATGAACGAAGGCATAGTATCAGCTATAAAAAATTTACCTGAAAATAAAAACAAAGGTATAACTGAATTAGTTAAGAGACAAGAAGGCAGTCCAGAAGAAGGAGAGGGAATACAACTAATAGGAAAGGAAGGTGTTTTATTTGACACAGACAATCCTTTATCTTACTTAGCATTAATACCTGGAGTTGGTTTAGGTGGCATGTTAGCTCTGAAAGGATTATCAAGAGTATCGCCAAGCATAATTAAAGCATCAAAAGAAATTTTAAAAAAAACAGGTAAAGCTTCAAAAAGAGCAGGCTTTCAAGTAAGAGATCCAAAAACTGGCAGAATACTTAGCGACGAACAAGCAGGTAAGTTTGCTTTGTTAGGTAGAACTAGAACTGGTCAGATTACAAGAGGCGTAGGAGCTGCGGGAGCGTTAACTGGTCAAGCTGCTTCTTTATCTAATTTAGCTGGTCAAGGCGATCAACAAGTAGTAGAAGAAACAGATGAAGGTGTGACTGGAGAAGAACAAGAAGATCAGACGCTTGATGAAGTAAAAAATGAAACTAATCAAAGGTTAGCAATACTAAACGATCCAGCTTTTCAAAGAGCATTGATAGCTGGTGGTGCTGCCATGATGCAACCAACTGAAGGCTTAGGTAGAAGCTTCTTAGGACTAGGTGAATTTGGTGAAGCC